CTCTTTGAAGCAAGAACTACACTTCCCCAAAACACTTAAACGTATCTGTTCATTTGCCTTTAGAAAATGTGAGCAACTATTTGGAGACTTGATCATACCGAAAAGCGTTCTTCACATAGGCATCTATGCATTCAACGGCTGTTCAAACCTAGACGGTTATCTGATTTACAACGAGCTTAGCCTTGCTAAACTACCAATTATCTGCGACCGTCTTTCTAACAAAGCTAGAATGGCCGATGGCTTCCATTTCCATGGAACAAACTTAACACACACACGACTACGAGATGTTTTAACAGCGGAAGAACAGATGGGTCACTTTATTAAGGACTTTATCAAGGAGACCTTGTTGGAGGTTGATTAATTAGTGGAGTACTTGGACTCGGAGTTGTCGGATTAGACCGTGTCATACAATTCACTCCGTAGCAATTCGAGTATCGAACGTGGGTTAACAAAGAGGTCATCAATGCTACAACGCTAGTCGAAAGAGTGATAATTATTACAGGATCTACCATATTTATTATAGTAGATTTTTTCCAATATGAAATTTTGGTGTTATCTTCGGTGGTTCTGGCGGTTCAAACTCGCTTTCATTTTCTGGTTCAATAGGAGGTGGAGGAGGATTAACCCGTTTCTTCTCCCGCTTATAGATTATGTTCTTTGGCGGTTCAGCTTCGCTTTCAGTGTATTCTGTTTCAGCTGGTTCTTCCTCTGCTGTAGGTACTGGAGATGGTTGCCTCTCGACTTGTATCTCCTCATTACGCTTTTGTTCTTTCAAAACTGATTGTGCTTTCTTTTTAGCGTAATAAGCCTTGGCTCGTTCGTTTAATTTGGCTCTGTACTCTGGGTCTTCTTTCTTAACATGGTAATTTTGAAGGGCTTTTGCCTTATGGTCTTCATAGGCCATGATGCGCTGATCATACCTTTCAACAACTTCCTTTGGAACTTGACGGTCAATATTTTTTCTTAGGTCAAAATATCTATCCATTAACTCCTTATCAGCTGATTGATGTTCTGTTCGTCTCGGCATTGTGTTTTTATTTTATAGCTAATAATATTTTATCGAAATAAAAATTTGACCTTATAATAAAATGTCATCGATTCGATCATCTGGAAACTACTCTGTTACTCCCCTTGGTCCAAATAACATCTATATTGGCAACTGGGATTCCTGTCTCAAGTATGCCACTGCAATTTTTACTGTGTATGCCTCTACTAACTGTGAACTAACAATAACCCAAAGTGTGGATAAGCTAACTCTCATCACAGAGACCATCGCTATCACTGGTGGCGTTCCATACACGCGAACACTTAGTCTTCAGTACCCATATTTAAGGTGTAATCTTAGAAATTTGGGTGTTGCTCAAACATACTTGAACTTTGAAATACTGTATCGCGAGGTATCAGTATCAACCGCCGAAAGCGCCGCAAGTGCTGTTAATATTTTTGATTCCACTGGGGATCCTATCGTATCATCTGGCGGTAATCTACAAGTACAAGTAATGAATTTTCCAGCGACCCAAGGAGTGACTGGCACAGTTAATGTTGGTAACTTTCCAGCAACCCAAGGAGTGACTGGTGCTGTTAGTGTTAGCAACTTTCCAGCGACCCAAGAAGTGACAGGAACAGTTGCTGTTTCAAGTTTACCAGAGGGACTTATTCTTCCTGTCACCATAGAAAATGATGTTACGTTGGCAGACGGAACAATCCCCCATTTAAATTATGCTACAGATAGTATTTTAGATGCTGGAGTATATAAACCCACTAATGACGGGATAAATTCTTATTTTGAAATAACCGCAGACGTCGTTAATAATGTTGCTTTTTATTATGCCGATGAAACTCAAGGTACTAATGCTCTTGGTGGTGGATGGCAATTTACTTCAACAGCCAGTGTAGGAAAAAACACTAAAATCAACTGGTATATGTACCAGCCGAAAACAGATGTAGTTATTGGCGATTTAACAAGCATTAATGCTACAAATACGTATTATACCATAATCACTAATGTCGGGATAGAGTTTCCACTGATTTATATCTACACTAAACCAACAGTACCTGCTACTAAAATCACTGGAGGGGTTGGTGGAAGTGCTTGGTATCAGTCTAAATTTGTTTATCAGGCAACACAAGCTGGAACCAATACCGGTCAACAATGTTTACTCTATGTAGGAAAAGACCCAACTACTATTAGCCCATTAATTCCGCATATTCGATTATCACAATTGAATTCTCTGTGTCAAGGAACATTGCAAACTAATGAGATTGTGATGTCAGCATCATTACAGACGAGTAGCAATATTGTCAGCCCGCCAGGTAATTTTAGCCTAACGATGTTTAAATTCGGTGTGATAATTGCCCCAGTAAATACCCCCCTAAAAGTTGACGCAAATGGTGCTTTAAATGTCGTTGTTTCCAACCCAGCCGTAAATCCCAGAGGGGGACAAACACTATGGGCTACTTTAAGCACAGGAGTAGGTGGGTTTTCCGCATCGGCAGATTTGGCGAATAAACCTGTTCTTAATTTAACATTCTATGGAAACTCAAATTCAGCAACGACATTTACAGTTCAATTTTCTAATAATGGTACAACTTGGTATTCAAGTGAGTATACGCATACACTTGTCGCACCGGGAGATTGGGGTTTTAGCATTACGGCAAGTCCTTTTTATGTTCGTTTAACATCAAGCGCGGATGTGGTTTGTAATGCTATTCTTAACTATTCGTAAATAATTTCAAAATATATTATTGAAATGTGGGTTCAAAAATAAAATTGATTTTTTTAAACGACATCCTAACTACAACCAACAATGTCAAGCCACTCCGAGTTTTACACGAATAAGTGTACCGAATTTTTAGAATGGGTGTCACTCCCAAACGAAGACGATATTATCGAGGATTATGATGAGTTCCTTCAGCACTATGACACCGAGCTCGAAGACTTCATCACAAACTTTCAACTGAATGATGACTTGAATAAGTTTATTTGCGAGTTTGGAATTGGAAAAGCCGTCAGAGAAGTTATAAGTAATTATGGAGCAGAAATGCTCGATGACAACCCAAGAATTGAGAACTTACTCGCTTATACAATTCTTCAACACGAAGTTAGCCGAGATGAAAGCTGGGAAAAATACAAGAGTCGAGTAGAAGTGAAGTTTTAATTTTTTAAAATTAAAACGTCAAGGAAGTGAATTAAGAATCATCTTCTGTTGTCTTCAAGTTGAGGCGTAAATATTCTTTCTGAACATTCGCACTATGCAGGAACCGACGAGCAAACTCATTATCCTCGTTAATGCTATGAGCGTTGGTCGTGTAATAATCCGTAATGATAATCTGCCGTATCAAATCTGCTCCCATTCTGGACTCGAGTACCTCCTCGGTAGCATTTCCAAGCAGATCCGCAAAGTTCTGCCTCTGGAATGGCTGGTTTTCAGAGTTTAAGATAAAGTAGTCTCCATTACGCTTATTGTAAGCCGCAAGATAGTCGTTCATGAGCTTTTTGACCGGAGGCGTAATTTCAAACTTCTGTTGGCCATAAGTCGACTTCGTTTTGTAGTTGTTCATTATTATTTGTTTAACACCTCCGAATTTGTCGGTTGTAATGTAGTTAAACTTTGCATCCATCTGACTCGGTTTTTTGGTAGTAGAAACGAGTTTCATGAGCGTAATGTCACTAAGACGAGGCACAAATGAGTTCTGAAAATACATACTCACAAGCATCTTGTAAATAAGTTCCATGTCGTTTTGTGGCTGGTACTTCTCAATCCGATCAATAATTGTAGGCATAGTTAGAGATGCTTTCACATTCTTATCAGACGCTCGGTTCTCACCGCGTTGTTTATATTCGTCGGCCTTAAAGTCCTTCATCATCGATTGGTATGCTTCAATTATGTCGCTTGTAGCATTGTTGTGCTTTAAAATTTTGGTTATTGGAGAAATATAATCCTTGAGAGCCTGTAAGCCTGTCGATTCTAATACCTTCTTAACCTTTGCGGGGTTATTCAGCCAAGTCAAATTTCCGTTGTAACCCTCTCCAGTCATAAGTGTGGAAAGACGATCAATCTTTGCAACATAATTACGCACAGAAGCATCGGACAACGGCTTGTTGCCCGATCTCCTGTTTGTAATGTCGGTCTGAAACATCTTGGTCAGTTTCTCAAGTTCTTCTGGGTACTTTTTGTATTCCTTTCCTGTTTTCTTTGCTTTGTATACATCGGCGGTCATTTAATAATACTAGGATTTTTATTTTGCAAAAATATTAATACAAGTATTTTAACTATTGAGTTTTACGCTATGTTCACTAACCCAGTACAAAGGCACTTGCTTACAGATCATTGTCCACCTTGATTTGTTGTTTAAAACCTCTTCAATCATCGGCTGTGTGTAACCAGCGTAGGTCTTAAGAAGTGCCGTCGTGTCCCTCAAATTAAACTGAGGAAACACCACAAAATAACCGGCTTCTCGAATGCTTGACTTTGTCTTGCTTCCCTCCATGGGATTGTGAGAGATTGTACATACACAAATACCATTATGCCGACCGATCTGAAGACACTTGTCCCTCAGAGCTTCAAGATACTTAACCATCTTCTTGTCCTTGGACGAGTCAATGTCATCGAATAAGCAAATGGCATTTTCTGGAATGTCCTCGTATTCAAAGTAATGGCCGGTTTCGTTCGCGAACTCGTCAAAGTTGACCGTAATCATATCCTTGATACCTTTGAGAGACTCATCGTCTTCAAACGGAGAGAACAGGAATACATCTTGTCCTTTCTTTCGGTTGAGTTTGATAAAGTTCTTACACCATACCGATTTACCGCTTCCAGTAGAGCCAGAAATGTAGATGCGCCACGTCTTGTCTTCAATGATTGGAAACAACTTGGTCGTTGTTGGATAGCGTAAAAACTTCTTAAGTGAGTTGGCAGTGTACTGTAGAGCATCATCATACTTCCGGTCATTCTTGCCTTCAATCTCAAGGGCTCCAGCTTGAAATGAACTAACCATATGATTGATGTCCTTCTGGGAGAGTTTAGAATCGAGTTTAATGTGATCTTTAAAGATCTTAACCTTGTTCTCATGAGTCGTTTCTAATTCTGAAGGGTCATCTTCCCCAGATTCTTTAATGTAGATTTTCGTGTCCTTATTGCCGTCTATGATTGCGATTGGTTTACCGCTTTTGAGTGATAACATCCTTTTATTTAGGCGATTAAAAAATTTAAAAATTTCAACTCATTTGTCGGTCGCAAATTTGGAGAATTTAAGGCGTATTTGAAGTCGGAAACTTAATATTAATAGACTATAAGATACGTAAAGAGAGAAAACTTACAATTTTGTGCGTTGGTTCCAATCTCAAGAAACCAGTATAGTAGATGAAAACCTTTGAAAAATAACCAAGATTTTTATAAAATTTAAACTGTACAATAAATGGAATTAGCAAAGTCAACACGGGCTGTGAAAAAGTACATGGTAAAGGTAGACGACAAGATAGTTCACTTTGGTGCAAGGGGATACGAGGACTTTACAACACATGGAGATGAAACAAGAAAAGAGAGGTATTTGGCAAGACATAAAACAAATGAGGATTGGACTAAATCAGGGATTAACACCGCCGGATTCTGGAGTCGCTGGTTGTTGTGGAACAAACCGACTATTAAGGAGAGTGTTAAAGACATTGAGAAGCGATTTGGTGTTAAAATTTCATATAAATAAAAAAGTAAGGCGTAACAGCTTTGATTCCGATGTGATTCCGATGTGATTCCGATGTGATTCTGATGCTTTTTTCTCTTTATGCTTACCTTTTCCTTTGATTCCTATGATTCCGATGATTCTGATGATTTTAAGTAATTACACCTATAAAATAAAACCCTCCATGGGTATAAATAATTGCACAGTGGCGATGGAGTTTTTGGACCATCGGCATCAGAATCAGCGGAATCAAAGCTGTTACGCCTTGAAGTCCAAAAAAAAGCATCGGCATCATCGGAATCATAGCAAGAAAAAACCATTTAAATAATTTCTTGCCATTAGTAAAGGAATGTACACCGAAACTCAAAGATTGGCTAACCAACGTTATAGAGAGAAAAAGCGAGAGGAGATCAACTTGAAAGAACGTCTCCGGTACTCTAAAATGAAATGTGAAGACCCAGAGAAGTATGAAGCAAAAGTTACGAAATGCAGTAAACTAGCATGTGTTCGAAGCAAGGAACGAACTATGCAAAATCAATTCGTAAAACAACTGATGAAAATAGCATTATAATTTTTAAGACAAAAAGCGCGTTAAAAATTGATTTTTTCCAAAATCAATTTTCCAACCAAAAACCTTTTCAAAAAAATCAATTTTTTCGAAATTTCTATTTTTAGATTTCTTGAATAACTTTTTCGGTTAAGTTTTTAAAATTGAATTTTTGCGTAACTTTTTCGGTTCAGAAAAATAACATCAAAAAATCGCAAGAAAAAGAAAACGCATTTAAAAAAATCTTCTTCTTATTATAAAGAATGGCAGAATTGATTTTTGAGGAGAGCAGTGATGAAGAAGTGAAGGTGAATGTGTATCAAAAAAGACCAAAATTAGATCAAGGCGAGAGTGAACCTATCGTTGTAAAAATCCCAACTACCCTACCAAAGAATTTTAAAGGCAGAGACAGCCGTAATTACATCGTTGAACCCAAGGAAGCTTTGATCGACATCTTACAATGCAAGTACAAAAAGGTTTTAATTGAACGCGATGAGCAAGGCAAGAAATGCCATATCGATAATCCAGAGAGAGTTGGAAAGCAACCAAACACATGGCAGTTTTTTGTTAATCTTGACCCGAAATCTCCTTTGAAAGGTGCTGAAAGGTATGATAATGATAATCGTGTGTTCCTTCCAGAATCCCAGAGGACATACTGCGTTGACTTTGATGTTCCAGTCGAAATTAGCAATCTGCCATACTTTATGAAAGAAAATGGTCTTTACAGCTTGTCATCAAGTGGGAAGCTTCATTGGTACTTTAAATGTACGGAAGACCTCAGACATCTCCTTGGTAATAAAGTAATCGTTTGGAAAGACATCGAAGGCAAATTACAAGACGACATCGATCTCAAAGACACTCTGTATGAGAGGATGGAAGGATACATTTATTTCCCGAATCCAGAAAAGAACATGTTCGTGAGTTGTTCCTTGATTGATCGGATGGTCGTTGGAACACCGCTACAAGTCCAGAAAGAGGCCAAAGAGTTCAAAGTTTACGAGAATATTGACATTTGGAAGTCGCTAATGAACCTGTGTATTCCGGAAAATCGTTATTATGACACCTGGCACAGGATGGCTTTCATACTACCCAATGGCAAGGCATATGAAGACGCTTTCGTCGAATGGAGTAGTCTCCAGTACTCTGGCTTTAATGAAGAAGCATGCCGTGCCCATTTCAAATCAACCGAACATCTTACGCATGGATTTCCGGCTCTGAAAAAGACAGCTCTGTCGTATGATCGAAATGCTACAGAAGAGATTCTTTCGGAATGCATAGAGGAGACACGCAAAACCTACTTGAAAGTTACCAACGAGGCTGTGGCAAAGGTGTTTTCCAAATTGTCAAATCACAAGTACATTTACACTACTGCTAGTGGATGGTATGTAAAAGAAGGTGATCAATGGGTTCATAAAGGCAAACCAGAAGGAATGCTTACGACGGTTATGAATGTAGTCAAACCTGTTTTGAAAACTATGAGTGACAAGATGATGGATCAATGCGAAGATGAAAAAGCTCTTGCCAAACTCAAAAAAGAGCACGGAAATAAGCTGGAGAAAATTGAGAGTACTAAATTTGTTCAATCTACTATAACGCTAATTGAGGAGATGATTTCAAAGGTGGAGGTTTTTCAGCCGAATATTGAGTTGGTCAAAGAAAATGAGTTGAACGTGTTCACCGGATTCAATTATACCAAAATGAAGCAAGAGTATAGCGAAGACAAGGTCAAAAATTTTCTCGATCACGTCAAATACGTTTGCGGTGATGTCGCAGGTTCAAACGGCGTAACCGGCTATGAGTATATGCTTAACTGGATGGCTCAAATAGTTCAAAGACCTTGGGAGAAGACAGGAACTTGCATCGTTATTTACGGTTCGCAGGGAATAGGAAAAGACTCCATGTATGAGTACATGAAGCGTATTCTTGGTAGCCAGTATTGTCACTCTGCTACTCCAGATCGGTTCGATAGAGATGTGTTTGGCAATTTTAACGCAGAGGCTCTAAGATACAAGTTTCTTATTAATCTACAAGAGGTTGACTGTGGCAATATCATGAAGCATATGGCTTCTCTCAAGGGCAAAATCACAGCGATCGATGAAACAACCGAGGTCAAAGGCATCGGTCAATTTACTACCAAGAGTTATAGCAGATGGTTTTTGACCTCAAATGATAGCAATCCGATCAAGATCGAAGACTCAAACCGTCGATTCTGTGTTATAAAATCCTCAGCCGAACCGAGATCAAAGCAATACTTTGATATGCTCTACAAGGAACTTGAAGATGAGTCGATTATATTTTCTATCTATACTTACCTCCTTCAACGGGACATTTCAAAGGTCAATTTCAAAGAGTTTGTGCTGTCTACATACTTGGATGATCTCAAAGAGTATAGTTGTCCACCGACCATCGGCTTCCTCCAAGATCTCTTTCAGGATGGCGCTCTTGATAGTATGAAGCGTATCACAACTGGAGATCTCTTTGAAAAATACAGGAATTACTGCGCTGTCAATGGCATAGTTAATACTGTTCCATCAAATCGACTCTCTTTGGAATTGAACGTCAATTGCGAGAAACTTGGGATGAAGAAACTTCCCAAGTGGATAGATTTAAATCGAAAGACACACAATGGCTTCCAGATTAATCTTATCCAGCTCCAAGCAGGTTTACTTCGTTATGGCATTAATGTATAATATAGCCATTTTAAGAAAAATATTTTTTCGAATATTTTTTTTCTGGAGACTAATAAATATGCACGAGTCATTAAAAATCGCTCAGCGTAAATATAGACTCAAGAATAGAGAAAATTTAAACGAAAAACAAAGGCAGAGAATGTCCCAAGAGGCTGGTCATGGCTCTGTGTACATGATCTGTAGTCGGAATTCGGATGCAGTGTATATTGGTTCGACAATATTACAAGTTAGATGCGCGTCTTGCTTGTCATATTGTCAAGTACAACTGTTATTTGAAAGGAATCAAGGGTTCCTACTGTACTTCATCCGAGGTACTGAAACATGGTAATTGCTTCATCCGAGAACTAGAGCACTTGACAATCCAATCGCGCAAAGATCTTTACGATCGCGAGAAGTTCTGGATAACCCACATTACCACTAGCGTTAATAAGAATGTCCCAGCACGAAATGACCTAGCCTACTGGAAGGAATACCACCGAAATTACAACATTGCGAATAAACACAAGTACAAAGATGTAATTGAGAAGGCAGTTAGAGCCTCAAATATGTTGCGCCAAGAGTTTAAACGACTGTCTTACATTTTGCTTGAGAATCGTCCACGTCGGGGACGACCAATAAAAAAAATACTGTAAAAAAAATCTGATAGTATAATAAATGAAGATTTGGGGATATCACTATTCGGTGGATGGAGTCGGAAACGAGAACGTGAAGGACGGAGAGAAGATCAAGGCATTTGGAGACGACATGATCAAATCCATTGACATGGAGGCATATGGCGAGTGCCAACTCGTTCATTTTGGAAAAGACAACAAGCAAGGCTGGACTTGGTCGCAGTTAATAACTACAAGCAACTCGTGCCTTCACGCTTGTGACGATACTCTCGAAGTGTACTTTGATGTGTTCTCGTGTAAGCCAATCGACGTTGAAGTAGTCAAGGCAAAACTAAAGGAGTATTTTGAGCTTGAGATTCACTACGAGCGGTTCTATAAGCGTGGCGTCTTTGAGACATCCAGTTGTAACGATGTAGAAAAGGATAATTAATTATTCTAACTTATAATAAAATGGCAAACAAATTAAAACAAGCTGATGGCGGTAAATTTGATGTTTTTGGCGAACTTCATAAAGCTTTTCATGGGGCTGGTCTTAGTGGTGGAAATATTTCTACTCAAAATATGGGTCAGTTCTATTCTAAACTTCGCCCGGCAGATATTGAATCACTTCACAAGTTAGTTTATGTGCACAAAGATCACTTAGCAAATACACCATTTGGAAAGCATATTCCTGCTATTTTAAATGCTACAAGTCATGCTGAGGTAAAACAACGGATATATCAAGCCGATAAAGATGTTGGAGGCGCATTTACGGCCAACATTAGAGGTGGAGACTTGACACAAGCAGATGATGGTACACATGTTGTTCTTACTCGTGGGAGGAAACTTTCAATTCCTTATAGTCAACTCCAGCCCAATGGCTATAATCCACAACTTGGTGGAGATCATAATAAATGGCTTGGCGCACAAGATTACAATGTGCCATATAGAGATAAGATAACAAATATGCCGTGGATGCACGTGTTTGGACCACCAGCCAATGCCATTTTCGCACAGCAAAAAGCAATGCTTCCAAAACTAAAAAGGTTGAAGGAGAAAATGAAGGATGTTGCTAAAAATCAAAAGCCACTACTCGATCAGATTGCTGCCAACACTGCGAATATGAAGCAACAAGAAAAGGAGGGAGGAGATACTAAACGAATACAAGCCGCAAACGCTCTAATACAACAACAAGTTGATAAAATAACTAAACCGTTAATTGATTTTTTGGATTACAGAGATAAAGTAATATCCCTAACAATCATAACGGATCCCGCCCAACAAAAGGAATGGATTCGAGGTTATGATGAAATTCAAGCCTTATACAATAATTGGCCGCATGAAACTTGGAGGGCCAGTACTGGATTGGAACGTTTTCTTCCGATTGTTGACGCATATACCATGGGAAGAATATGGGGAGTCATGTATAATCGAGCATGGCAATATCAGTACGATTGGAGGTCTGGATGGGAAAAATTTAAAGATGATCTCAAAGAAGTTTTGCCTATAGTAATATCTGTATTGGTAGCACCATTTCGTTTGGCGGCCATGATTGACCCAGAACTTGGATTTGGTGTAGATATATTAGCCGATATCGTTGGAATACCTTCCCTTGAAGCAGTACTTGGTTCTCCGATAGATCTTGGCATTTAACTTCTAATTAAATTCTAATTCAAACATAAATTAGAATTTATAATTTTCACCCGTGTATCGGTTTACTATACTGTGATCCCATGTATGGCTTTGCTAATCCGAATATTTTCTTGTGTGGAAGCTCCTCTGGGTTAAGAAGTCCCTCGTTGGGATTTTTTAACATCCATTCGATTGCTGGGTACATTGCTCCGGCGATCTGACAAACCGTTGCACCGCTCTTTAAGCCCAATTTCTTTGCGTCGTGTGTATCGACAACTGACCCGCACCACCAAATATCGCCATTTTTGAACCGCAATCTTGCTCCAATACTGTCGTAACCACCTGGCAGTATGTCTTTAGCCCAGAGGCCGTAGTCATGGGGAAGTTCTTTATAATCGTTCTTCTTAAATTCTTCAAGGCATTTCTGGCTTATGGCACTTGACGAATAAACATACATGATGGTCGGAGCATCTTCTCCGTCCTTACCACGGTAGTGATAGAAGTCGCTTAGACTGGCTATTTCCATGTGAGGAATAAGCCGACCTTCGTATTCAAATTCTTTGCCATTGTGATCAAGCGTTGTACATTTTCTAAACCCATTCATACCTCTCTCGTGAATAAATCTAATGTGTGTATCTTGTGGGCCGTCTGTTGGCTTGATTAGTTTAATTCCATCCTTTTCATACTGTAACAAGTCTTCATTATTAAGGGATAACATAATGTAGTCTCCGGCCTCATCTTGATATCCTATAGGCGACCATGTGTTATAAAAACAATCTTTATGATACGCCTTCTTAATCTCCTCTGTTACCTTCTGACTGTCAAACTCGACTACCAACACTTCAAGTAATCCGAGATCGTGCCCTAACTTGGCATAGTCGCCTTTCCATACTCCCTCCTTGACCAATTCAGGTCTGTGCTTCCTTGCATAGTCTTTTAACCCAAGTTTCGAGTAGTCGTTGATAATACCTGGATTAAATCCTTGGTTCATAATTCGAGTTCGGTCGTGCTTTCCTTTGCCAATAAGTTTGTTGGCTAAACGTAACCGATAGTAAAGCGTATCTTGTTTAAACTCGTCGTATTTATCACTAAAGGTGTTTCTGTCTTGATAATTTTCCGTACTTGTGTCAATGTAGAAACAGCCTCTCTTTTTACAGTACTCAAGAATCATAATCGAGTCTACATTGACACTTACATTAATAATAATTGCTTCCTTATTACAGAACGGGTCAAGTAATGTCTTGTAGTTTTCCTTTGTTAGAGCATGTCTAAACCATTCGACTCCTCTGTCCTTAAAGACGGCAAGACGCCCATTCTCCTCGATATCACGAGGCTCAACGACAATGAACTTGTCCTTTAAATATATTTTTTCTCGGTTTAAAACTTCCATCAAACCGAAACCAACAAGGCCAAAGCCGATAAATATGAAATTCCTCATTTATTAAACAATCAAAAATAAATATTCGCTTCATCAATAAAAGATGACCGACTTTACATCAAGAGAAGTAGTTTATTATACCGCGGATATGTATAACAACACGTCTGCTGATATCGAGGCGCAAATTGACGTGAGTCTTCAGTACCCACTCGTTCAGCAAGGTAACAATTATAATGTAGGCATATCAAAGGCACAATTTGACTTGTCAACGATTCCATTAACCAGAACAAACATACCGTTAAGAAAATTTGAGGTTTCCCTTCGAAATGGCCAAAGTGAAGGCTCTGCGTTTGTGAGGCAGGTAAATGCTTCTAGTAATAATTTTAGTTATAATTTAGATCCCGCCACAAGAGAATTTTCAAAATCAACCTATGATTCAACCGGACTTTTTACTGAGATTTCAAGCTTTATAATCCCATCAAATATTGCTACTAAATTTGGAGCAATGGTACTTGATAATTATGAAAACGTGTTTTTAGCCACAAACACAAATGGTAGTTCCATATTTGATACTTTGACCATTCTGAGCCCAACTGGGGCTGTGATTTCTCAGTCAAGTGGTCCACTTTCTAACAATAGCATAGTTGCCTTGTCTATGAATCCAGATCAGATTTTGTGTATTGCTAGTAATGATTTCAATAGAAGCCAAGTCAGTGTATTACAAGTTACCAGTGCTGTTGGTATAGTGACTATAACTCCGCTGGAAACATTACTCGTAAATAAGGCAGGCATTCCATTAACAGACATTAGGACGGTAGCAATAGATACTAGTCACATTCTTATTGGATACAACGCGAAAGACTGTACTTTGTATGACGCTCAAACATTGGCCGCTCTTAACGACTTTCAAGTCAGTGAAATAACTAGCATGGGATCGGCGAGTGCTATTTTATCAAGTTCTAACCGATTTGTGCTTGTAGATACAAATGCTGGTTCCGATTACCTGTATGGCTTTGGTAATCCAACTAACAATATTATTAATACAGATGGAACAGTATTGAAAGCAGCCGGCGTTTTAGATCTGCCAAGTTTGTCAAATGTCGTTTATTCGAGTCCTACTTCCGGTACTGTTTATGGCGTAAAAAGTAATGCAATTTACTCTGTCCCCTATACCGATGGAGCTTTAGGTACACCAACTTCAATTTCCACGGGTCCAGTTGTCAGTGTAGGTGTGGATGCTTGGAATTCTATTTATGGAATAGATGGAGCCAATCTTAAATATTTAAACTTAAACGGTGTAAGTCCCGGTATAACACAGGTTGCTTGTAGTGATATTCAAGTTGGCGGTGCTTCAACACAGGTATTTTTTCAGCCCGGCAGTAATACCGCATACGCTATTTCAGGTGGAAATCTTTATACATCAAACCAGGTTGCTCCAAAGTTAATTTTTAGTTCTAGTAGGCTAGGGGGTATCAATACTATAGATAAATATTATATACCGGCAATAGTTGATAACTCATCGGTGGCACCATCACTACTCGAACAATACGAGATTACAATTGCAGGTGAACCTTATCAACTTCAATGCAATGGTATCTGTAAGCAGTCTGGTACAGGAATACAACCATATTTCAGTTTGTACTCAAGGGCTTCTGATAGCCAACCAAACGTGCTTTATGGCCTTCCATTTGACGGTGGTAGTTCTTTACAAAACCAATTTACTGCACAACCATTTACAAATGGATTATGGTCGCCTAGAACGGGTGTCCCTATTTCTCCAACTACAGGACTTGGGCTTGGTGTGAGTTACGGTTTTGATAATGTGTTGAGTTTTACCTACAATTTCACAACAGGTGCTACGACTGTGCCAACTGCGTATAACACTACACAAGGGACCGTTTCTATTTCAAACTCTGTTCAAAATGATAATTTCACCGCAATTTTTGCTCAAACCAAGGTCTCTGGGGAGCCTCAGCTACTTGGAACATTAAATGCCGACAATGGTACCACAAATAAGTGGTTTACAACCTTGCAAAATCCTTATGTAGACATTCCTAATCAAACATCAATTGTTAGTTGGGTTTATCAAGAAAGTACTGGCAATATGTTAGCAGTTGGAAGTGATGGTAATTTATGGAAAGCAACTCTCGGCCCTGCTCCAAAAATGATAATTGAGGTTGGCTATTTTTCAGCCGTTCAAAGTATTGCTGTTCAGCCTGTTGGAATAAATACTGCCGGAGGAAATAATGCTTATGTCAACTATGGCGCTCGGCAAATAGTTGTTCCAGATATAGGTACAGGAGCAACTATTTCGCAAAGTTTTGCATCAGGATTTTATTACTTCGCTTCTGTTTTTTTCTCCAACTTACCAAGTGCGGGAACTTGGAAAGTTTATAGATATGATATGAGAGACTGGAGCGCGAACCCAAATATTTACGAAATGTCTTTTTTGACAGTGCAACCTACAGATGCATCATTTTGCGAGGTTATTGTATCAGGAGTATCAACAGGATGGGCTATGGTAACTAATGGAGCGGATTTATCTGGAACTTCTGTAGCCACATTATATATTGGCTCACAAAGTACTAATACTTTAACGAGTACTTACCAATTTCCTTCAAACCTTAACTATACATCTACGACTATGACTGTAGCCAGTGCCAGTACAACTAGTGTGACAAGTGCACTTGTTGTTACAAGCAGTGTTGGAAATATTTCTTTTTGGAACATAGCTGACCCAGCGAATATCACTGCAATTTATAACTTTAGCTCTGGTACAGAAGTTCAAGCTACGATATGGCCTAATGATCAGAATAATACATTCTATGTTGTTCAAAATGGAGTCACAAACCAAGATGTTGTAAAAGTTATTATGCCCTCTAATTTGGCTTCTGGCCCCATCGATGCTACTGCAATAAGTAATGTCACCACTACTGAAACGATTTCTGCGTCCTACAACTCAGACTTAGGCGAAATATATGTTGCTAAATCAGCTCCTTTTGCTACGATTCAAGCTATTAATACAACCCTAAACCCTCCTGCGGTTACTTCGGTTATAACTCTTAATAACGTAGAAACAGACACTATTTCACAGTGGACTGTAGCACAGTCCGCAGACTATATAACACAATTCCAACAAATGACTTTTACTGGTACTACAGCAAACTTGAAAAGTATAAGTATTGACCCAGTATCAAATGGTACACTTTTTGTTACAGATGCTCTGGGTGCTGTTTTACAAGGTGATATCTCGGGGAATAGTATTGCATTCTCTCCGGTAGAAGGTATAAGTCAAACTTACGATACAGTGAACGTTGTGCCAATTCATGACCAATCTTATCTTTTGAAGCACAACGATCCCACCGACTTCACCCAGTTTTCTTCCACTTTAATAGATGCAAACACATCTGGAGTTTTTGAAATTGAAGGTATGGGAATGGGTGTTGTTTTATCAAATGGAATTAATACCAATATTAACATCTATGATTATAACTTAAATGCTTTAGTTACCGGCTCTGCTATTCAAATAGCACAAAGCACTGCTTCGGCCTCTTCTTGGACTGTTGGAGCCAATAAATTCGTTTTAATTGCGGGTGGGACTACATTTTATGTGTATAACGTCACAAACACAGCTAGTGTACAATTGGTTTCAACACAGAATGTGTCTACCGTTATTACTGGTCTTCAACAAGGACAAACTTTGCAGGAAATTAATAATGTGGTATGTTTTCTTAGTGGATCATCATCGGGTTTCTTTATTGGAACCTCAAACTTATCAACAACAGGTTACCCTGATTTGTTTGGCAGCTTTACTTACACCAATACTACATTTTCTACATTGTCTGGAGCGTCTGTGATTTATACTGGTTACCAATATAGAACAGAGAGTAATAATATACCAGTTAACAAGTCCCTTGGAGAGGTGTATTTACAAACTCATGGTAGTGGTTTACAAAACCAAGTTACATATGGTGTTCTTATTTACAATTATTCAGCCCAAGACATTTCATGTACCATTAGTACAGTCACTTTAAACAACATGTTTGTACCCGAAGTCATCGACGGAACCTTTGCGTGGCAACAAAAGACATTTACACCTGAACAAGCAATTAGCAGTCTATGCTTTAGTCAAACGAATCCAAATAAAATGTATGTTGTCGACTCAGACGACAATCTACTTTATCAGACGAATGTAAATCTTCCGGCACCATATGTCTCGACTCGAGTATTAAATACTCCAGACGAAATGTCAAGTGTATCATCTGGACTACCCACTTTAACAAATGTAAACTCTACTGCATATTGCTACAATCTACAGGGCGGTCAAACTTTAATCGGAAGTTTCAACGTACAAAACGCTCCCATATTAGCGATTGGAAAAGACAGAGTTAGTTATAACGGTCAAGGTGAATTTATTTTATCCAGTTATCACAACGAAGTTGTTAGTCTTGCACCCAGCGGTTTTGCCTCACAGTGGGTTGTTACTCCATTCGACACTGCTGGATTTATTTATGTTAAGCCTGGAGAGGATCTTTACGCCGGAGATGTTTCAATTTACGATTACGAGACGCTTGTGCGAAACATTAACCAAGCATTTGCTGAAGCCTATGGATACTTAGTCTCAGATGGGGGTCAAGGAATGATCGGGCCTCCCGTAATATCGCTTGATCCTGTTACTTCCAAGTTAACGCTAACTTACGCCGCCCCTTACTCTGAAGCTGGAAATGGCATACTATTTAACAACTCAATGCTTCAACTTTGTAAGTTCTCTTCTACGCCTGATACTATTGATCCGGGAATGAATCTTCTTCTTCTCCCCGAAGCTTCAACATCGCTAACACAGATATCGCGGTCAATTTACATATTTAACCAGTTAGACCAGATTCTACTCGTATCAAATACAATTTTCGTTATCGGTTCGCTTTACGGTAACAATTTACAAAATAACATTCTCCAAGACTTTTCTGTCCCAATTTCGGATCAACCTGGAAATCAAGGAGTTGTGCTTTACGTTCAACCCAATTTTGTGTCGACACTGACTATCGGTTCGAATCAAGCCATTCAGCGTATTCAGTTGCGTGTCCTATATAAGTACAAGGATGAAACCACTTATCCCCTTCTTCTGGCTCCAAATAGCAACTGGACGGCGAAGATGATGTTCATCAAGAAATATTGATAAAAACTTTTTCCAAGGTTGTAAAGAATTTAAATTTTTGAAACACACAAAAAAATTTAAATTATTTCGTGTTTAATAAAAATGGAAGATTCAGTCAAAGTTATTTTAAACAAGCAAGTCAATGTTGGCAAAGACCGCGCTAAGCTTTTGCGTGTTTCTGGAACGCAGAACACGTATCAGAGCAACAGTGTCAACGGGGTTGCAAATGGCGGTTCTATTCTCTTCAGCAACATAGCACTTCCTTCTCTCTCTAACAGTGTCATCTCTCGAAATATGCGTATTCGTTACAAGTTGACCGTTCAAGCTACTAACCCAAATGCTACGGGTCTAACTAATCCAATAGTAGCCCTTGGTGCGAACGGCGCTACTGCCGCTTTGCGCCAGTTCCCCCTTTCAACATGTACGGATACTATAACCTGTACTATTAATAACGTTCCCACTTCTCTCAATTTGAGACAGGTACTCCCTGCCATTACTAAAACTATTCCCCTTTCTTATTTTCAGAAGGAAGCCTCGGAATGCCCGGCGATGCCCGATAATGCCCCCGTGCTTATGACGGACAAACTGGCAACCGCTCTTACATCTGCTCAGCCTCTATCCAGCTACTGGAACTCTCAGGGCTATTCTCGGGCTAGTTTTCAGCCTATTGCGTATGCGGCTGGAGCAGGCGGCTCGAATAACATTGTTACGTATGAAATTACTGAGCCTGTTTTCTGTCAGCCTTTGTGCCTTGATTCAGACTCTGAGTTTTTGGCAAACGTAAATACCCTCAGCGTGCAGTACAACTATTCAAATTTGCAAGATGCAGTTGTCTATGGTATGGCCGCCGCTTATCCTGCCGGATACACGGTTTCCATTGATTCTACATCAGTATTCCTTGAGTTGACTGTCATTTCTCTCGATAACCGTCTTGTCGCTGTTCCTTCTGTCGTGTCATACCCGTATGAGCAGCCTCAGTACTACAATACTCCTTTTACCTTTAATATTACTGGCGGTGGCGCTTGTTCAAATACACAAACCAGTTATACAGCGCAGTCACAGTCTCTTCGTCTATCTTACATGCCTAGCTTGATCTACCTATATGGTCAAGTTTCTCCTACTACTCGTGCGGCGGGTTCTATAGCTGGTGCGGCTTCTTTTGCCGATTTCAACTTGTCTTTTGGTACAACTTCCGCATCTGGACTTAATGCTAACCAGATTGGTGCTATCTCTATTACTTTGAACAACAGGCAAGGTCTCCTGCAAGGCGCATCGCTTCAGGATCTTTACAGATTGGCAGTTTCTCACGGATATGGTTTCAGTTTCTCTCAGTGGCTTCTCTCCCCTGTCGTCATCGTCTCTCCTAGCAAGGATTTGGGTCTCGACATGAGTGCCTCCTCTGATATCTATCCCCTGATGACGGGCAACGTTGTTCTTCAAGTCCAGGCTATATTCAACACTTCTAATATTGTTGCGGCTACCGTTCAGACTAGTGTAGTTAATCAAGCTTGGCTTCCCGCCGCAACGCAGTTCCAGTTCCAGATCGTTTGCCTCCAGTCTGGCATTGCCGAGATCTCTCCCGATACTATGATCCTCCAGGCTGGTCCTCTTTCGTCGGCCGAAGTCAACTCTTCGCTCAAGACGGCTCCCGGCGGTGAGTACATTCCCTCGGACATGGTCGATGACAAGGCTCCTTCTGGACTTGGTGGTGCACTTCACGGCGCACATGGTCACGGACGTTCTGTTGTCAGTTCAACCGCTAGGGGAATGCACGCTGGTGTGCTTACAGGAGGCGTTTTTACGGGTGGATCTGTTCACCGACGCAAGTAAATAATTTCGAATAATTTATTTTTGTCGTACTAAAATAAATGAGTGAATGGACTACATATGTCAAAAATCACTATCCCAAGGTTAAGCATTTGCCTAACAAGGAACGACTCAAGAAGTTGGCTGAGATGTTTCACGCTTCCAAGAAGAAGTAAACAAGATTTATTTTAAATTTCCTCTAAAATAAATGGATTCATACAAACCTAAATATTTCTCTCCCGAGATCAATGCAATCGGTTCTGCGGCTTACACACGGACAATTAGACCAGACTTTAATTTTAAGGACAACACTGGGCTTGGTTATGGAATGCCCGTCTTGTATCCAAACATTAAGGATGTGTCTCCTTCTGTGCCTATTGATTTAACTAAGAAAGAGGAAAAGACACATTCATCCGAAGTAACAATGAAAGATCAAGCTACTCATAGGCAGTCGTTGTTTTCGGGTTCACAGCAGAGTTGGTACGTCTCACCTGGGGTGAGGAAAGGCCTAAATTAAAATTGATACCTAATTTTTGTAATTATATATTAAATGGAATATACTAAGATTATTGATCATAAGAAACTCCAAATCGAGGAGAGGAAAAAGGACTTGAAAAAACTCAAAGATTGGAATGCTATGGTTAATGAACGCAAGTTCTGTGGAAATCCTTTTTTGTATCATCACCAACTTGCCAACTTATTAGAAACTCGAGTTGGAAAGCATCCACTACTTCGTGAAATCATGGCAGATGACATTGCCAAGGAGAAGTTAATTCGGGATGTTCAAAAACGAAATAGAACCGGAACAATGGAAAATAAGATTTTTGAGTGTTATCGTGTTAACAAAGGTTCTGTTGTATTTTTTAAACCGTCTACGGCTAAGTTTCTGTACAAAAAGTATAATGCTACGCATGTTTTAGATCCAACTGCCGGATGGGGTGGGAGAATGCTTGGTGCTTGGGCGTTAGGAATAGGTTATACTGGAATCGATACAAATCAAAATCTCAAAATAGCATACGACAATATGCTTTCTGATATGGAAAATCCAGATAACATTAAAATGATATGGGATTCGTGTTTAAATGTAGATCTTTCAGAGATTGACTATGATTTTGTACTTACAAGTCCGCCATACGTGAACCTTGAAATTTATCAAGGGATGACACCATTTGAAAGCAACAAGATGTTCTATACTGACTTCTTAATTCCAATGATTGATAGATGTCGGAAGCATATTAAACGCGGGGGATCAGTTGCTATCAACATAAGCCCGAAAATGTATTCAGATTTACTAAAATTTGGATACGAACCTTGTTTAGAAGATTATGATTTATTACAACAGAAGCGACAAGGAGTCGACAAACAAGACAAAATTTACATATGGCAAAAATAGTATACTTGGTACGTATAATTTAAACCGCTTTTTGGTTTAAATTATTTAGTTATACTCTAACATCTTTCCGTGAATCCAAGTTGCTTAGCCTATTCTTCAAAATCTGTCCGAACCCTATATGAGCCGCTGTCGTAAATCCAGACTTCTTGACAGGTAGAACATATAACATCTTCCATCAGTTCACCGTCTCTATAGTATGCGTCTTCTTCTTCTTGTGGTGTATGACATATCCCACATTTAGGTTCCTTTTCAGTCCCAAAGTCCATATTTTCCCATTCAATTTCGGGGGGTTCCGGTGTCGGTGACGATACTTCAACAAGACGCTCACGCTTACAAAATTCAATGTCCTCGGCGCTAAGAGGAACAGTCTCGCCGTTAACAACCTTCCCAATGACAACCTTTTCAGATTCAGACTTAAGTACAAATTTGCCATCTCCTTTTAGTAACAAACGGCCGTCAGCATCCCTTTCAGCATACATACGGCGAAGTGAATCTCTCACAACCAACGTCGCTGGTGACGATGCTCTAACAGTAGGCTCTTCCTCTTCGTCGTCGTCTTCGTCGTCGTCTTCGTCGTCTTCGTGCTTAAATTCCCAATCTGGATGCCTTTCTTGCCAAGCAGAAGAGATAAAGTCATTTCCCATTTCTGCCAAGTATGACATGAGTTGTTCTTCGATAGAAGATAAAAATTCTTCTGCCTCTTCTCTCGGTACTTTGTTTGCTCCGGCGTTGATTTGGACGTCCTCGTAGCACCATCGTAAATTCGCAAATTCCTTTTGTTCAGACATTGTTGGTTATACTTAGAATGTCGTTTAAAAAATTCAGTTTTATTTTATGCGTCTAACATCTTTAAAAATCAAACACATTCTTATCCTTTAAGAAATCGATAGCTACAGGGCCGTACTCGGTCGCAAATTTAAAAATCTTATCTGGGTTTTCCATAGCATATTTGAGACCTGCTTGAAGTCCCTTTTTGGCAACATTACCAAGAGCACTAAAAAATCCACCGGCGTGTAGTTGTTTGTAAGAATCTAATCTCTTGCTCTGAATGGGAGTCAATGATCCCGCGGATTCTTTCTTCATTAATGCCTTGAATTTCTTGAAATGTTTCTCAACGTCTTTACCAGCCATAACATCACTTATTTCCTTGCGCGGTCGTCCTTTCAGCTTTAATCCTTTGCCAGATGCTGTCCCAATCCCACTTTCGCTTCCAGGTTCAAATGCTCCCTCAACGTTTATACTTGGAGAGAACTCTGGAGGAGGAGGAGCAGACATTGGTGCTCCCATCCCCATTCTAGACTCAATAAAAGCTCTAATATCGGCTTTCTTTGTTACTGACGATGGGATAGCAATATTGTTGTCCCTTGCAAAGATTAGTAAGTCAGTTTTAGTTGAGTTAGGAGCAGGTACTGCTATTCCAGGGCTTACAGGTCTAGGGGTCATGGGTGGTTGAGCTATGGGCTTAGTGGCGGGGGCTCTTGCTTGTGAGGGTCTAGCCAAATTTCTTTTTGCAATGTCTAACTGAGCCTTGGTTAATTCTGATTGCTGACGTGCTTGTTCTCTAATCATCTGCTGGTACATTGCTTGTGTCTCTGGCATAGCCCCTCTCAGCAGATGCGGTGCCGCAACGTATTCCTCTAAAGTGGGCATTCCTGTGGATGGATCGATATCGAGTGCTCTAAGTGGTTTGTAGGATCTTGGAAGTTTCATGACTTTGACTGTGTCCGATTTTTTGGCAGATTTGGCCGGTGCTTTTCTGGAATATTCTGCTACTGCCTTGGCACCCTTGAGCGCTCCGGCTTTCTCCTTAGGCATTTCCTTGTCCTTGGAGAAGTAGATTTTAGAAGATAGTTTTTCAACATTTGCGTCCTTCATTTATTTATGTGCGAGGATTTATTATAAAAAATTTTGATTATAATAAATGTCATTAGAAACATCCGTAAACTATTTCAAGAAACAAGACCTGAATGGAGAGGAAATTATTAAACTGACAAACAAAGCTCCAGTCCTTTACTCAGACTTGGCCAAGTACAAGACGATCGATGATCTGCTTGGCAAAGAAGGCTATGTCATTATTCTCTATCAAACAAGTTCAAAGACAACTGGTCATTTTGTGGCAATAACTAGAAACGATAAGACAGGGAGAATTCGTTACGCAGACAGTTATGCGATAAGAAATCCAGATGCAGAAATTCAATACACACCATACGATCAATCCCTTCCAAAGTATTTGTCTGCTCTTTTAGAGGGTACAAACTTTGAATCTAACACGGTAGACTATCAAAGCAGTCAAAAAGGGGTCAGCACATGCGGACGTTGGTCAAGCATATTCTGCCTTCTTCGTAATTGCGAACTATCACAGATCTCAACATTTTTCAAAGGCAACAAAGGAGGCTTCCTTCAGAACTCTGACAACTGCGCCACTTTAATCACAATGTGGGCTCTGAATGACATTACACAGTTTCTGAGTCATTTAAGCCAAACTGGAGG